AGCCCTTACGCCGGCAACATTATCCCCCGCCGGGAAGTCAGGATCACGACAGACGGCGAACGAGTCTTCACCGGCATCATTTCTGACTGGAACCTGGAATACACACCGGACAATCAGTCCCGAGCGGAGATCGTGGCCCTCGATGAGTTCACAAACCTGGCACGACAAACAACGACCGGGGGGACGGCCGTCGAACAATTGACCGGCGCGAGGGTTGAAGCGATCCTAGATCAGGAGTCAGTCAACTGGCCTGCCGATCGGCGGGACATTGATGCGGGAGCGAGCACCCTCGGCACAGATGTGATCAGCGGCAACGCCCTCGACTACCTGCAGAAGGTGGCCAGCGACAGCGAGCAAGGGCAACTGTTCGTCTCCAAAGCGGGGGACCTGGTATTCAGGGCCCGGCTTGACGCCACCCCCACATCGGGCAGCTATACAATCTTCGCTGACGACGGCACGGGGATCCCGTACACAAACGTGAAAGTGAGCTACGGGACGGAGCTGCTGTACAACCGTGCCGAGGTTCGATCGGCAGCGGGCACAGCGATCGCCACAAACAACCGATCACAGATCGCCTACGGCATCTCGGAGATTGGCCTGGACACGTTGCTGAGCGACGTAGATCAGCTGGCAAACATGGCATCATTCCTGGTCCAAAAGTACGCGGATCCGGAGTACCGGTTCGAAGGGATCGAACTGAACCTGGACAACATGACCGGGGCACAGAGAGCCGCCGTGCTCGCCCTCGAACTTGGCGACGTGATCCTGACACGGTTCACCCCGAACTCAGTAGGATCACAGATCGCACAATTTGGTCAAGTTATCAGAATCGATAACGACATCCGCCGATTCCGGCACGATATGATCATTGGAGTGCAGTCACTCGACTGGAACTTCTTGGTCCTGGATGACGCCGAGTTCGGTATCATTGGAACTAACAACCTCGCCTTCTAGGGAGATCACACATGGCCACACCATCCGGCTACCGCACCTTCACGAGCGGCGAAGTCCTCACCGCCGAGAACGTCATGAACTATCTCATGGACCAAAGCGTTCTCGTTTTCGCAGGGACGGCCGCCGCAGGATCGGCGCTGCCATCTCCCGCCGAAGGCCAGCTGAGATTCTTAAAGGACACAGACAGCCTCGAGTTCTATAGCGGCACGTCATGGACTGCTGTGGGTGGGGGAGACGTAGGATTCGAGCAGACCTTTTTATTGATGGGAGCATAAACAAGTGGCAAGTTCATACAAAACCCTCGGGCAGCTGGATCTGACAACGACCAGCCTCACCGATCTGTACACCGTGCCGGCGAGCACGGAGACCGTGGTGTCGACGGTTGTGATCGCGAACCGTACTGCGAGCGCGACGACCTTCAGGCTTGCCGCGAGGATCGATGGAGACGCGATCAGTAACCGCCACTACCTGGCCTATGATGTGCCCGTGGCCGCGAACGACAGTACAACGCTGACGTTGGGGATCGCACTCGAGGCGACCGATGTGATCTCGGTCCAGGCCGGCACAGCGAACGCCTTATCGATCAACGCTTTCGGTGCTGAAGTAACCGTCTAAGGGGGTAGCAACTAATGGCTGTTACTTCGATGCGCTCTAGTTCCATCGAGAACTACAACAAGTCCAACAAGATGGCGGGTGAGGTTCTCTACCCTGAGATGACGGGTGGCACTGAAGCGACCTTCACGGAAGGGAACTCAACCTACAAGTCGCACACGTTCACTTCTTCGACTACGGCTACGGTTTCACGGGCTGGTTATGTGGACTTGCTTGTGGTTGCTGGTGGCGCTGGCGGTGCTGAAGGTGGGACCACTTCGGAGATGGGTGGAGGCGGTGGTGCCGGTGGGGTTCTTTACCGTGAGAATGTTTATTTGCCAGCCGGTTCCTGGACTGTGACGATTGGTGCTGGTTCACCTGCCTCTCAATGGTCCGGTAACGCCAGCCAGGGTGACAACTCATTTTTTTATCTTGGGTCTAATCCTGAGTCGGGTTGGGGCGCGGTAGGCGGTGGGGGCGGAGGCAGGCTCAACTCACAGGGCGGTTTCGGTGCGTCCGGTGGTGGGTCAGGTAGTAGTCAACCAAACAATTCGGACTTCTTTGCCACGCAGGGTCATCAAGGCGGGGCTGGTATCGCGCCTGGAAACTCAGCCGGAGGTGGTGGAGGCGCAGGGGAAGACGGAACGGATGCCACCGGCGGAATTGGTCGCGGTGCGGGCGGTGACGGGCGGATCGTAAATATCATTCCTACTGCTACCGCAACAAGCCAATCTGTCGGTGAGGTTTCTGGGAACGATGTGTACTTCGGTGGCGGTGGCGGAGGCGGGGTGGCTACCACACCGGTTGCCGACGGCGGTCTAGGTGGAGGCGCAATCGGGGCGACAGGAAACCAGACCGCGCCATCAGGTGACCCAAACACCGGCGGTGGCGGTGGAGGCGCTGAGGGTTCGGGCGGAAGCCCTGGGGCGGGCGGTTCCGGTGTTGTGATTGTGAGGTATCGGACATCATGAGCCACTGGGCAGAAATCAAAAACGGTAAAGTCAAGCGCGTTCTTGTTGGGGACAGTGACGCACCTGACGATGGCGAATCGTTCTTCACCGAAGTTCTTGGCGGAACCTGGGTTCAATGTTCTTACAACACGCGGAACGGCGTTCATTACTCCGGTGAGCGTGACGAAAACGGTGAGGCAATCCCCAGTGATGATCAATCAAAAGCGCTTAGATACAACTATCCTGGCGCTGGTTGGAACTACGACGAAACGGCTGACGCCTTCTATCCGCCGGAACCTGATGAAGATGGCGATTGGGTATTAGACACAACCACTTATCAGTGGGTCAATCAAACGACTTAGGGTGATGGAACAAGCGCCGGTATCCGTTCTTGAACACTGACCGCAATCGGCGCGTGGCGCGGGTCACTTCCTGAGTGTTCCCCACAACGGTTTCCATAGTCCACGCTTCACGCTGAAACGGAATCACCTGGACAATCGGTGTACCGGCTGGGACAAGTCCTTCGAATTTTGGGTCAGACAACAAGAAGGGGAAATTGACAACCGGCAGATAGGTGTCTGTGTCTACGATACCGGCGAACGGAGTGAACGCTAACCCGTCACTGTTCAACGGTGGAACGAATAGGCAGGAATACCCGCGTGGCGTTTCGATACTCCAGGGGTTGAGCCATTTGGGGATTGGCGCGTGAACTTTGGCATGGGTGCTGGCTTGGTCCACAGAATGAAAATCCACACCTAGTCCATTTGCCCAGCGATAAAATGGTGTGGTTTCTGTCTGTTCCACCTTGATGTCCTCTGTGGTGACAATCGTGTAACCGGACATCACCGCGTCCAGCATGGGGATACAACGCTTCGCGGTCTGCTGGTCTTGTTTCTCATCGGAGTACGGGGCTAACCGCTTCAACCATTCCGGTATGTGAAACTTTGACGGGATGGGGTAGTAGTCCTCTGGGACCAAGCCGGTGGTGTCTGTGAACTTGATTGTAGGCATAGGGCTAACCTACTACACCGGTTGGGTAGAATGGAAGCATGTCTGAACGCACCTGTCCTTATTGCGAGAAGCGCCACGACTGTAACGGTATGTGTGGGGCGTCGTGTGGTGGGCACTTCTGCGACCAAGTGCAGGTGTGATCCGTGAAACTTTCCCAGCCCTGGCCACAGGGATACACAGTCAATAAAAACAGCCCCTTCGGTTGGAGGATCGATCCGATCACGGGCAAGAAAAAGTTCCATCACGGGATCGACGTAGCCCTCCCGATCGGGACACCCCTAACAGCGGGGGCAGACGGTGAGATCGTACACAAAGGATCCGGAGCGTCCGGCGGTTACACCTTGATCATCAAACACGCCCCGAAGCTTTACGTCGTCTACTACCACTTGGACAAACCGTCACACCTTCCGAAGGGCAGCCGCTGCACCCGAGGCCAAGTGGTCGCATCCAGCGGTAACACCGGACGAAGCACGGGCCCGCACCTCCACCTGGAGACACGCCGCAGCCGAACCTGGGGTGACACTTTCGATCCCATGACGGTGATCGGGGAACCGGAGATCGAGGAAAAGCCTGCACCGGCCCCGGAGATCACAGACGACCCCTCCGGTAAAATTGAAGAAACAAAGCCCGCCCTACCTGAACCGAGGCCGCCGATGAGTGCAAGACTGGCCCGGTTCTTTATGATCAGGAAAGCGCTCCGGTAATGACCGAAGAATCATCGACCCGCATCACCATGAAGGAACTGTATCTGCAGGTGCAAAAAATACAATCGATGTTGGAAAAATTGACGGCACAGCTTCCCTCGATTTCAGATCAGCTGGACGAGTTGGAAAAGGATGTGAACGTCCGTCTCACGGATCACGAAACACGGATCCGCAAAATGGAGATGACGATGTGGAAACTCTTCGGGGCGATCGGTCTGGCAGCGGCCGTCCTTCCCACGGTCATCTCATTGGTCCAGTGATCCGATACGCGATCGCAACGTACCTGAAAGGCCTGAAGTACATCATGAGCAAACCGAGCTGGAGGATCCGTCGGCGTTACATTTTCGCATCATTCGTGATCGGAGCATTCATGCTCATCGCCTCATCGCTTGCCGCATTGACCGGAGCGATCACAGACATCAGTGACCTGGTGACCGGTGGGGTAGCATTGATAACCCTGATCCTTACCAGCTACATCTTCGGAGCGGTCTGGGAGGACAAATCGAAATATTCGAAAGAGGAAAACCCTGATGGATAAGATCCGTAAATATCTCGACTACGCCGTCGAGCGCTGCACGAAAACAGTCGCACAGACCGCACTGGCCACGATCGGCACGACAGCCCTGGGCGTGATCGACGTCGACTGGGTGAGCGTTCTGAGCGTTTCAGCTTTGGCCGGGATCATGTCCCTGCTCACTTCGGTGCTTCAGTACGATCGGAAGCCCGCCGGTGAGTAGCCCGTTCGACAACATCGATCAGGTCGACGGATTCCAGGTCCCAGTAGATCCGATGGACCTGCTGCAGTGCGACTCATGCCAGTGAGCATGTTACACTTCGAGTAGGCAAGGCCAGTCATAGGCTAGGCAATTGCTCATGGTTCCTTTCCATGCAAAGACCCCCAGGGTATCCACCACGCCCTGGGGGTCTTCTCGTCAAGGGAGACGTTACAGATCAGGGAACAACGCCTCCCTGAAGTGAGTGAACATGTGCGGGGCGAAGTCCTCCGCGAGGACAGCGATGATCCGTGCCCGTTCCATGGCAGCCCCGTCGACATGAGCTTCGTGGATCGCGAACTCGTGATCGGAGCGCAGCATGGTTATGGTTTCCTCTTCGGGTTCTTTCTTGGCGGCCATCATGCCACCTCCCAGTCGGTTCCACAATTGCGGTGCTTGACCGCGGGGTGGGATTCGTCGTTTTCGAGCCATTCGTCACGGAGCCGCATGGCGGCCTCGCGATCCTCGGCCCACACTTCGTAGACATTCCATTCGGTGAAGTGGAACTTCTGTTCGTCATTCATTGGTGCTCCTTTCCAGCATTGCGATTGCTTGATCGTAGGCGGTTATTTTTCCTTCGAGGTAGTCCTCGTCCGATCGGTCGGCGATCGAGTAGAACCCCCCGTTGGCATATTTGGCGAAGATCTTCATGCGCTGTTGCTCGTCGATCGAGCGGGCTGCTTTGAGATCGGAGATCGCGTTCTTGAGATCAGGCGACATGGCGTTCCTTTCTTACTTGGGCCTTGGCCTCTTTCCACCATGCAATGTAGACATCTCCTGCGTGCTCGCATGGGTGGCCGAGGCGGTTACATTCCTCGTGATCCTTACGAGAGGCCGCGGGGTATCGGTTGACGTGCTCGAAGGCGAGAGCCCAAGCCCTCGTGGTGATCGACTGGTGGTACTCGCCCCACGCGAGACGAGTGAGTAACCGCATGGCTTCTTTCTTGGGGCTTGCCATTATGCGCTCGCCTTCACGATGCGCTTCGCCTCTTCATGAGCCGCGTCGTAGACCTCGCTGTAGGACTCGCCCGTGATCTCGCAACGCAGGCGCAGTGCTTCGTGCGCCGCGATGACCAACTTGTCTGATCCCCCGGACCAGAAGTCCACGAGGTCTGACATTGCCTCCAGCTCGAGATCCATGATCAGCTGGTCGATGTCGGTGGGTAGTTTCTTAGCCATTTCCTTTTCCTTTCCTTGGCTGGTTGATGTGTCTATATAACCATAGAAAAAAAGAAAATACAACCACAAAACGAAAAACCTGTGCTACTCTGATAAAAACAGCCCACCAGGGCGGAAAGGAAAACATGATAGAACCGATGAACAACCTGATCCCCATCAAAGAGGCAGCCGAGCGCTGCAACAAAAATGTGGACACCTTGAAAATCTGGGCAAGGCGAGGCAAGATTCGCGCCTACAAGCTAGCCGGCTCGCGCTGGTTTATTGACGCCGACTCGCTAGACAACCTCTACGAGCCCGTCGGAGAGGACAGCTAATCATGGGCTACTACTCAAACCAGGAAGTCGAGTCACAGGCAGACTTTGACCTTTGGACGTACGGCAGACGCCCTCTGCTGCCTACCCGATCGGACAGCTTGCCAACACGACGCTCACGCCGGGAGACCTACCGAAAGCCGAAGGCAACCTACACCTTCTCCGAGATGGAGCTGGCGGTCTTCTTTAGCGTCTTTGGGATCAGCGTGGTCGGCAACATCATCTGGGCATTGTTGGAGGCGATGGGATCATGAGAACGATCTGGATGCTTTCGATCATTGCCACGACCCTCGCGATCGTGACGGGCTGGTTCTTCCCGGCTCAACCCTTCAACGGTTTATCGATCGTCGCTGTGTTCCTTGTGTGGATCGCAGGCACGATTCTCCTAGCCAAAGGGGGTGAACAATGAGCGACATGGTGATCGGGATACACCCGAGAGATGTAGTGGTCACGCTTGAGGCCGACAGCTGGCAAGCTGATGGTAGAACCCTGCAGATGAGCCGCAAACGGGCAAGAGCCCTGGTGGACCACCTGCAGTCAGCACTTGACTGGGCTGACGAAAACCCCTTCGAAGGGGAGGACGGCTAACGTTCGGTGGGCAGGGTTCCGGCCCAGATCCCGAACCGCTGGTTCGACACGACCGCATACTCAAAACAAAACAAACGCACGGGGCAGTCATGACAGAGCGTTCGCGCTACTTGAATGGCTGCCTCGCGCGTTTCTTTGTGGGGGAAGTCCTCGGGGAAAAAGACTTCGGGCATCGCTTGGCAAGGGACGGATCCGGCCTCCTCAACCTTTTCGAGGAAACGCACATAGGCTGACTGCTCATGTCGGTGGTCCGTCATACGATAAGCATATGACCAACACAGGGGAATTAGGGTGGCACACTCCCGACACATTCAACGGGGCAGAGCTGATCGGAGTGTTCGAAACGGGCACGACAGATTGGCATGAGGCACGATCGCACGGCATCGGCGGATCCGAGATCGGTACGATCATGGGCCTCAACCCGTGGGAGTCGGCGTTCGCGTTGTGGGCGAAGCGCACAGATCAGATACCAAACCCGCCGGTCGACAATTGGTCGGTCCGGTTCGGGAAAGCCTTCGAGGATCCGATCCTGGAGATGTGGCAGGCCGAGCACCCCGAGTACACCGTCTACAAGACCGGGACATATCGTCATACGAAACTCGAGTGGCTGCACGCGAACCCTGACGCGATCGCACAGCATGAGGATGGCCACTGGATCGTGGTGGAAGTCAAGACGGCCCGATCAGGTTGGAAGGAAACACCCCCGGCCTACGTCGCGCAGGTGCAACACTACATGCAGGTGCTGAACCTTGACCGATCAGTGATCGTTGCCGTTGCCGGTTGGACCTGGGAGGAAAGATGGGTGGACCGGGATGAGTGGCAGATTGAGACACAGACTCTGGCAGCGCAGAGATTCTGGGATCACTTGACGACGATCACGAAACCGGTCTGGGATGGGTCGAAGGCGACCTACGAGGCCGAGCGTCACCTGCACCCGTCGATCGACGACGATGAGATCGAGATCGGTGATCTTGGGCTTCAGCTTCTCGATGCACAGGAAACCTTCGATGAGGCAGAGCGAGACCTGCTGGCATTGAAGGCACAGGTTCTCGACGCCATGGGAACGGCGAAACACGCCATGGTGGGAGATAAGAGAGTCGCGGCACGGCAGGCACGGGGATCAGGTGTCCCCTGGCTTGTGGTGAAACGCGATCAGTGAAAGGAAAGGAAACAATGATAGAGCAAAAAACGGAGCACGAAACAATCACGCTCACAGTGAGCATTCCCGTCGAAACACTGGAACGCCTGGTTGGGATAGCCCGTCTCACAGATCAAAATGTGGCAGATGTTATCGAGATGATGACAGATTTCTATGGCAGAGAATACGTGAACTTCACCTGGGAGGTTGACCATGGGCGCGTTTGATTTGAGCAGCTACGAGACAGTCGAGGAAAGACATGCCCGTGCGATCGCACAGTACCCAGACCTCCGGTGCGTGCTGATCAATCACACGACCCCGCAGGATCGCGCAGCGGCCACCTGGGTCGTCGAGGCACGGGTCTACTTGAACGCCGGTGATCAGGCCGAGGATTTACCGAAGGCCACAGAGTGGGCGTTCGAGGTCGACGGCCAAGGGATGGCAAACAAAACGAGCGCCCTCGAAAATGCAAACACGAGCGCTTTGGGCAGAGCCCTACGCTGGGCCCTGGCAGGATCAAAGGGGCCATCCAGATCAGAGATGGAAAAAGTCGAGCGTGATCAGAGCCCGAAAAGAGCCAAACGAGACTGGAGCGCCGAGGCCGATACACTGACAGATAAGGATGCGCTCCGCATGCTTTGGCAAGAGGCGAAGGCCGCCGGAGCGGATCAAAAAACACTCGAGAAAGTGAAGGCCCGTGCAGGAGTTATTGAAGATACAGCGGGCCAGCCTCCTGGAGCTGCTGGAAGCGTACGACGAAGCGGAGCGAAAAAATGAGCCCCTCCTTCGGTGGCAGATCGCGCTGCAAGAGCGGATGGAGACGATAGATGCAGCCGTCCGAGATCCTGAAAGAGTTATACGACCTCACAAAGACATCCAGTAAAGGGGTCGAGGCGCTCTACGAGGCCGAACAAAAACTAGCCGAGGCCGAGCACGCCCTGGACACGATCGAGTCGAAGGCTTTCCTGAACGCGGATGGCACGGTTGCTGACCGGCAAGCGCTCGCACGCCTTGAGGCTGCAGACACGAGGCTCGAGCGAGACCTGGCCAGAGCTTCGGTGAACCGGATCAAGACGAAGATGCGAACGATTGAGTCGGCGATCATGGCACACGCGACGATGAGCAAACTGATGCAAGCGGAGATGAAACTGTAGCGATGGCGCTCAAAGCGCAGATCCTGAAACAGCTGCGATCGCGGGATGATCACTGCTGGCATTGCGGAGCGACAGACGAATACCTAGTCCCGCATCACAGGATCAACCGCGGATCCGGTGGCTCAAAACAACGCGAGAACGACATCACAAACCTGCTCCTGATCTGCGCCTACTGGAACGGCGTCATCGAATCGCAGGCAACACAGGCCACGATCGCGAGGACCTACGGTCACAAACTCAGATCATGGCAAGAAACAAGCGAGCCCGTGTACGACGCGGTCGAAAATAAGTGGTACGTTCTGTGTCCTGAAGGGAACAAGATCGAGACAAAACACGATCACACCGCATTCTAGGAAAGGAAGAATCATGACACGGAGCGAATGGTTGGCAGCGCTCGAGCAAGAGCGCATGGATACGAGCTACACCAAACGGGAGAGGCTGGCGAAGTTCCCACTCGTCGCCATGTCCCAGCTGGCGCGAACGAAGTGGATGGTCGCATTTCACGCAGGCCGCTACTTCGAAGGATCACGTGACCCTTGGGCCACAAACGGCTGGGCAGCATTCGACAGGAAGGCAGAGCTGATCACAGAGGCAGGGAAAGACCGATGAGCATTGAGGCGATGGCGGCGGTGCTGCATCACTCGAAGGCCAGCGGATCAGCGAAACTCATCCTCCTCGGGATCGCAAACCATCAAGGCGACGCCGGAGCATGGCCAGCGGTCTCGACCTTGGCACGGTACGCGAACATCACAGTGCGGCAGGCACAGAAACAGATCAGGGTCCTCGAGGAAAGCGGGGAAGTGAAGATCGACTACCAGGCCCCCGAGCTGACGAAACACACAAACCGGTACTGGGTGACGGTTCGCTGCCCGAAAGAGTGCGACGGATCCACAGCGCACAGGGTGAACGCTACGACAGGGGGGGGTGAACTCCACGACACCCCAGGGGTGAACGCTACGACACCCGAACCATTAATGAACCATCAAGAACCGAAGGTAGGAAAAGCGACCAGGATCCCTCTCCCCTTTGTGATCACAGATGAGATGCGCGAGTGGGCCAAAGAGAAAATACCAGGGGTGGACATTGACTTCGAGACGGAGAGCTTCATTGACTATTGGAAGGCGAAGCCATATCACGCGACGAAGGTGGACTGGCCAGCGACCTGGAGAGTCTGGATGAGCAAGAACAAAAAGACAGCACAGGGAAACCAAAGGGTGCTGCCGGCTGCCGATGGACCGATCCGGAGAGCTTGGGTGAAGTCCCTCCATAACGAAGGCGACCACTTCGAGTGTCGACCCGGAGAGTTCGGGTGCAAGTGAAAAGCCGAGCGATCGCAGAGCCGTCCATTACACTCGACGGATGGCCACAATCGAATGTGAACGCTGCGGATACCTTTGGGAGATCAACGCGATCCGCAAACGGGTCAACCTTTGCGTTTCATGCAGGGCACGGAAAGTGCAGACGGTTCACACCGGCCAGGGCAAGTGCATACCTTGGCACGGCTACTTTGCGAGAGACGAAGTGACCCCCGTCGACGACGACGGCAAACCCGTCCTACCCGGCGAGCGATCCTGCGGCCGAAAAGATTGTGTCGCACCCGGCCACGTTCGCCCGAGCGTCGGTGGAGACGACTAGACTGACATCAAACGAAAGGGGCAACCATGGCCATAAACATCCAATTCGATGGTTTCATTGAGGACGTCCGAGAGTTCGACTGGGGTCGCGTATTCAACGTGAGCCACACACAGTGGAAAAAGACCGGGGAAGAGTTCGAAGCGATCGGGAAAGACTACCTCGACGTGACGACAGACGACGCGCACGCCGATGGTGCTGAAGCCGGAGACAAAATCCGTGTGACCGGTCGACTCAAGACGAAACGATTCAACAAAAAGGATGGCAGCACCGGGATCGCGCTGAACGTGCGAGCCGAGAGCTTCGAGATCCTGAAAAAGGGCGATCCGAACAATCGAGGATCAGAGAAAACAGGGCATGCTGCGATGAACGAGATCTGGCCCGTGGCTGAGATCCCAGGAACGGATGATCAAGCGCCCTTCTAGTTAGGCTATCCTAACTAGATGCTGACAATTGATGTGATCGGCAGACCCTCACCGCAGGGAAGCAAAAAGTCGATCGGGAACAACCGCTTCATCGAAAGTAGTAAGTACCTGCCCGCGTGGAGGACGGCGGTCCAAGAGGCAGCGACCGCTGCGATCACAGATCAGGGCTGGGAGATGGCCACGGGGCCAGTGGAACTTGAGATCACGTTCTACCTGCCACGACCAAAGACAGTGCCGATCGCGAAGCGACCCGAGCCGATCACACCGCCCGACATTGACAAACTGATTCGTGGAGTCGCTGATGCGCTGACGATCGCGGGAGCCTACGAGGACGACGCGCAGATCGTGAAAGTTATCGCCCTGAAAAACTACGCCGATGTGCGTGATCCCGGCGCTTTCATCACGATCCGACACGCAGGGATATCATCTCAACTGACGGTCGAACCTTCGGTAAAGTCCTGAAAAGGAAAGGATGGTGATCAAGATGAACACCGAACTCGTACCAGCGATACAAGTCCACACAGGGGACACGATCAAACTGAGCACCGGGAAAGGTTGGACCCGGAAGAACTACAAAGTAGACAGCGTGATCAAGATGGCTCACATCTGGGAGACCGAAAAGCTGCACGGCGTCTGCATGCGGTTCTCGAGCGGGGAAACCGCGTCCATGGCAGACGAAACCATGGTTAAGGTCCTCGATGCTTGAGAATCTCGATCAACACAGGCCACCGCCCAAGTGCAAGATCAAGCGGATCCGTGACGACATGGATGACGCAGATCAGAAACGCCTCGACGACGCCATGGAAGACCAGATCAGCTGGAGCGATTATCATCTCTTCAAAGCCCTGGTCGCGGTCGGGGTGAAAGTTTCCGAGTCCACAGTGAAACGACACAGACAGAAAACCTGCTCATGCTGGAAAATCTAAGCGCAGCGACGCCGCAGCGACGACCCAAGGATCACAGACCAGGGGTCGAGTTCGACGGCAACGAAGGCACAGCGACCACACCGGGATACGACAACGAGCCCGAGAACTTCGACGAATTCCTCCGAGACGCGGGAATCGACCCCGAAGGGATCGAAGTGATACCACCCGTGAGAACGAGCCGCTGGCAGCAGCAGAAAGACGGCGAACTCGTCTGGCTCACCTCGTACCGGTTCACCTTCCGGCGTACAGCGACAGACATCAACCTGCCGGTCCTGATCAGCGAAGCATTCAAGAGCGCCGGCAAGAAAAAACGACTCGAAAAGACCACAGAGAAAACCATGGTGATCGCCTGGTCCGATCTGCAGGTCGGGAAGGTTGACTGGCGCGGAGGATCCGAAGCGCTTGCCGATCGGGTCGAACTGACACGCGCGAGACTCGACGCCATGATCACAGAGCGCAAACCGGAGAAAATCCTGTTCGTCGACCTTGGAGACACAGTCGAGAGCTTCCAAAACAAGGCTGACATGCAGCAGGCCGTGACAAACGACCTCAGCATGATGGATCAGGTCGACGTGGCCACCACAATGGCGTGGAGAACGATCAAGGGAATCTACGATCGGGTGCCACAGATCACCTACGCATCGGTTGGAAGCAATCACTGCCAGTGGCGGATCGGGAAGCAAGCGGTCGGCAAACCGACAGACGACTGGGGTGTCTTCATTGGCAGACAGCTGGCGAGGCTTGCCGCCGAAGCAAAAATGAACATGACATTCATCGAACCGCAGCCATGGGACGAAAGCCTCGCGATCAAACCCTGGGACGACGACGACACACACGTCCTCGGTGTGGTTCACGGCCATCAAGCGAACCGGCCAGACAACGTAGGATCCTGGTGGCGCGGCCAAAGCTTCGGGAATCAACCCGTCTCAGATGCCACGATCCTGCTGCACGGCCACTTCCACCACTTGAGAGTGCAAGA